TCAAAACTGTTTCTTAAATTATATTCATCACCTGTTTGTGGATTAATATATTTTGGAATCTGAAATGTTTTAATACTTGTTAATGAATTTGTACCTTTATCATCATCTACAGGATAACTATCTACACTAAAATAACCTTGTCCTAATGAAGTACTATGTTTAAAGTGATCAAAGTTTACAAGTAGTTGTCCTGTTGGAGCTGTTGCTGAAGATTTTAATCTTATTTGAGCTAAGTCATATGATCCAGCTTTTTGACCATCTTCAAAAATATAATCTTTTGTAACATCAGTTGTTCCTGAAGTATTAGCAACAACACTATTTGATGTTGACATTAAAACTTGTCTTAATCTAAATCCATCAGTTACTCCTAACGGATAAGGTCCACTAGTTGTTTTATTAAAGTGAGTATTAGGATTGATTCTTACAAATACATTAGCTGATAATGTTTTAGCAGCTTCTTTAGCATTAACTTTATTTAAAGTAACTATAGCTCTTGCAGCTAATGATGTATCAAATGTTTCTTTAAGATCTAATGTTGCTGTTGTAGTTGTATTAATTACTATTGTTCTATCTGCACCATTACCTGTTGTACCAGTCATTGACATATCAATAACTTGACCACTCTCAATAACTTTTGCTATTGCATTACCACTTGCAACGTTTTGTGCTGCACTTGGTGTAGTAGTTAATGACATTGCAACATTACTTGTTACAGCATTAACAGTAAATACATTCGTTGTACCCAGTCTAACTCTGTCACCTGGTTTTAATAAATTAAATTTTGTTCCTGTTCCTGTAACAGCTGTTGTTGTACTATTAGCTAATACTGTACCTAACTGAGTACTAACTACTCTATTTTTTGCAACTAATGTTACAAGTTCATCTTTTTGAGAAGCACTAAGTGTTCCAGTTGTTGTAAATGTATGACTTGAGTCACCTGTAGCCAAAGATGCTGTACCATCTGTAGCTATGGTTACATCAAAACCTTTTTTAAACTGAAATGAAGTTTCAACACTATTAGATCCATCTCTAATAGTTTTTATACCTTTAAATGGTAAGTTATAAACTAAAGTATTAAATGTTGGTTCTTCTAATGTAGCATTTCCTAAGAATGTAGAATTTGCACTTGATAATATTGTATCACCTAAAAAGTTTTTAGATGTACCTGTAACTGAGTTAGCAATGAATACAGATTTAACATTAGCAAATTGTCCAGATGTCATTTGAATATTATCAACAAATAATCTAAACACTCCACCTGCTACATCTGTGTTTCCAGAATCATGTTTGATAGCTCTTAATGTTGCTGTACCTATTTGTGAACCAGGAGCTGCTGTAACATCAAATGTTCTACTTGTATGTGATGTTGCTGCTGCATTTCTTAAACTTAATGTTGGTAATTTAGTTGGATCAAATACACCTGATACTTCTTTTACTTTAACAAATTGTCCATAGTTAGGAGTAGTTGATACTGATTCAAATACTTGTGTATTCGTTCCTTTATTAATATCAATATAAATTGTATCTAAGTTTTCATAATCATATTCAAAACCTTTTACAAAAGCATGGCCTCCTTCAATACCTACACTTAGTACATTAGCTTGTCCACCATCAGAAGATGTTTTTAATCCTAGATTTGTTCCATCTATTAAATTTTCTCTTATGTTAAATTTAAATGGTCTTGTTGTATAATGACCACTTTCTTTGAAAGTTCTTCTTGCTAATTCATTAGCTAGATCAGCATAACTTGGTTGTTTAGCTTCTTCAATTCTTTGTCCTGTATCTATACTAAACAATGAGAAAAAATTATTTGATACTGGTGCATCACCACCGTTATCTAAATCTAAAGTATGTAATTCTGTTGCTAATTTTAATCTGTTAGCACCTGGAGCTGTATAGTTAAATGCTCCTTGAGCTGGATCTAATAATGTAGTGTCTGTATTACTTGTTACTATACTTTCATTTACTTTGAAACCAACTATTTTACTTGGTTGTTGTGTGTATCTTCCAACTACTATACCTGCATTTGCGTGTCTAATAAATTGACCTTTAGCATAAACTATTGCATCACTTAATGTAAAGTAAACACCATTACCTGTTGGTGTATTTGCAGAACTTAATACAGTTGCGTTTGTATATGTTGAATTTGATCCACCTGCAAATGTTAAAACTTCTCCAGCACTAAATGTTTTAGTTGTTTTAGCTGTACCACTACCTGTATACTTAATATATAAAGTATTTGTGTTAGCAGCAGTTTGTGCTCCAGTTAAAACATCTATAATCTCACCAGTTACTCCTGTTGTACCACCTGTTATAGTTTTACCAACCAATGTTGACATTACAATAGTATTATTACCATTATCTTTGTCAGTAATTTTTACAAATGGTATGTTACTATTGAATGTTTTAGCTCCACCAGTTACTATAGTACCTTCTTGAAATACATGATTACCAAATCTACTTGTCTGTTTTTGTAACAGACTTTGCATCTGAGTTAATTCTCTTGCCTGTACTGCTAAACCTGGACGAAATAATATTTGATGAAAGTTCTTCTCTTCATTATAATCGTCATAATATGGATCAACATTTAGGTCTGTTGATATTGATACTGTATTTGAAACATCTGATGAATATGCCATAAATTATCCTAAAAACTAAATATTACCTTAAAATTCTCAATTTGATCTACCGATCTAGTTAACTTCAAAATGTTTTCTGTATATAATACATTACCTTTATAAAAAGTCAAGTCTGAATTCGAAGCCGGTTGAATAGTTGCCGACTTAGAAGAAACTGAACCTGTTATAGTTTCATTATTCTGAAATCTTCCTGTTATATTTATCACTCTAAGCGTACCTGCTGTATTAGATGCATTAGTATTTGAGAAACTAACAACATTTCCAGTAGCACCACTTGTACCACCTGTAATTAATTCATCAGCTCTAAAGTCTCCTGTTGCACCACTTAAAGTTAATCTTGTTGTCATATCAAAGTTACCAGTGTTAGCTGCTGCACCAGTACTTCTTTCTATTGGATCAGCTATGATACCAAAAGTTCTTATATCATTTTCAAGCGGTATTGTATTAGCTTCGTTGCCACTTAGTTCTGAAGCCACCATTACAAAACTACCACCTAATTCTTCTCTTGCGTTCTTTCCATGTCCACCTCTTGGACCAATATATGGAACTGCAGTTGCTCCAGATCCAAAACTTGTATTTGCTGATATAGTAACTGTTGCATTTGTATATCCAGTTCCAGTACTAATCATGTTAATATAGTTTACAGCAGAGCCTCCAGTTGTTACATTTGAGAATGCAGCTGCTCCTGTACCATCACCTGATATAGAAACTTTTGGACTTACAATATAAGTTGAAGAAGTATTAGGAGTTGTTGAAAATGCTGTGTTGACTGTAACTGTTCTAGTGGCACCTGTATATGACGTTATTTCCCTAATTAAACCAGCACCTAGACCTCCATCAAGGTATAAAGTACTTCCAATATAAACACTATCATTAGCACTTGCAGTAGTTGCTAATCTCATTGATGTTGCGTTAGTAACTGCTTGGAAGGATCCATTATTAGTTAAGTATCCTGATCCACCCGCAGATACATCTATAACATCTATAGCTCCATCTACTGCTGCATCTTGAACTGCAAACTGTCCTGAACTATCATCAGCTGTTATAACTTTAACTGGAATATATTCTGCTGTTGTAAATTTACCAACATCAGCAGTACTAACTGTAAACATATACTTCCATTGATATCCATCAGATGTTGAAGTTACACCTGTACTTGTTCCTGTTGGTTCTACAGTTGAGTTTGCTCCTTTATTATTAAACAAACATTTATATACATTTCTATCAGAAGTAAAAACATAAAATGCACTATTATGTAAAGTAGAGTTCAATGTTGTATTTGTATATTCAGCATACAAATTATTATTTGCCCAGTTTCTTCTTACTATTGCATAAGTTACATCTGTCTCTTGAATTTTTTTAGCTGCTAACATTTGTTTATAAATGTTGTAGTCTTGTTTTTGAACTGTGTCTGTTGGAGTTGATGCTACTGAATCATTTGCAAAAGGAGAAGTTCTTCCTACAAACAAATAAAGTCTTGATGGACTTGCTTCACTAAAAGATTCCTTAAACTGATCAGCTATATGATATGATAGCCTCTTAGTCGAAGTAGCTGGCATTAGATTGCTCCTGTATCTTTAACAACAATGTTACCCTTCATATTTGATGGGTGAGATGAACAAACATAAGTGTATGAGTTATTAGCAGAAGATATAACTGTATGTGGTATTTGCCAATATAATACACCTTCCATTTTACCCAATGCACTTGATCCTGTACTTATTGTACCTGTTTTTGAAACATGGATCAACGTGTTAGAATAATAATTTGTTCCTGAACTACCACTTCTTATATGAAAAGGATGTGCTCCATTTAAACCATTGAGATCAAATGCAATTGTAGATTCATTTCTTACAGTTAGTTGAGGATTATTTCCTGCAGTACCACCAATATCAAATCCCATATTTGAAACAATATATGCTTGAGCTCCATTTGCAGATATGTCATATGTTACAGCTGCACCATAGTTTGGTACTGTGTCATAACTTTTACCACTATTGACTATTGAATATACATTAGCTACTTGAGTTCTATCTGCTACCAATAATCTAATTGCTGTATTTGTTGCAGTCAGATTTGTATTAAGATTACTTATTCCTGAATTTGTATTTGCTAACGAAGCAGCACTAGCAACGTTTGCAACTTGTGCTCTATCATTAATTAATAATCTTAGTGCTGTGTTAGTTGAACTTAAATTAGTACCAACTAAAGCTATTCTTGAATTTGTATTTCCTAATGCAGCTAAACTAGCTACGTTTGCAACTTCTGCTCTTTTTGCTATAGCACTATTTGTATTAGCAAGAGCAGCGAGTGTAACAACATTTGCAACTTGAGCTCTTTGTGCTATTGCTGTATTTGTATTTGCTAAGGCAGCTAAAGCAGCTACATTTGCTACTTGTGCAAATGTATTTAATCTAGTTGTTATTTGAGTATTAGATTGATAAGATGCAATTAAGTATGAGTTTGAAACTAATGTTCCTGTATTAGCTGCTATTGTTGTTCCATTACCTAATGCATTAAATAGTTCTGTAAAATTATCATTAATCTTATCTCCACCTGTACGAATACTATCACCAGTACCATCATTCGCCGTTGAACCTATATCGACTGTTTGTTTAGCCATTATTTACTCCTAACATATAATCCAAACCAAGCAGCACCAGCTCCAACTATTATTGAAACTAGACCAGCTTGTTGATTTGTTGGTTCAGGTAAAGACATAAACCATTGTACAACATCATAAAACATCCAAATATAAACTGTAATGAATAATCTTGGAAATAATCTTAATTTATCTAATGTTTCTGTAAACTTGTCCATTTCTGTTCCTTGTTCTATTTATATTAAAAAGCATCAAATGTAGTATTACTTGAATCAAATGTAATCGAAGATGAGTCAAATGATTTAGAAGCTGTAGATACTGATACATTACTTAACACAGCTGTTCCAACTGCAACATTACTTGTTTGTGTAAATTCACCAAACATTTTAGTTCCTGCTGGATGTAATAAATTATTTACAAACTGTTTGTAAACTGTTAAAGCCTTTTTAGATCTTATTACATAACTATAAACCTGATAAAAGAAATTATCTTGTAGTCTGTTATTCCAAGATAAGAAACCTTTTGTATCTGTATACTTACCTTCATATGATCTTAAACCTGTAATCGAAGGTAGTCCACTAGCATTAGCTACTGGTGTTCTTGTATTATTAACAATTGTTAAGTTTTCATATTTGTTAAAACTTAATCCACCATCTGTTACTGTTGTTGACTTCAACGCACCATCAACATGCTCTGCTGTTATGATTGCATTATTACCTTTAAATGTATTAATTCTATCTGGATCAGGAATTCTTAATTCTGCTACAGCTGGATTTCTAACTGAAATAGTTGGAATGTTTACATAATTATAACCATAGCTTGTTGTGTA